ACCAAGATCATCAACGGCGGCACGTTCGGGCTGGACGAGCGGGTAGCATTGACAAAACATGCTATTGCTGTCCTAAGCGCTTAATGGGACAATCACGCAACCATAAAGGACTCACATGGCGACCGTTACACCAGCCACAATAACTCCGTCATGGGTCATGACTTATGACAACCTGACGACGATGGTGCTCCAGTATTTGGAGCGCACTGATCAAGCCACCATCAACGCCATTCCCACCTTCATCACTTTGGCTGAGTTTGAGATTGCCCAAGAAATCAAAACCTTGGGTCAAATGGCCGTTGCCACGGCAACCATGTCGGCCAACAACCCGGTGCTTGCCAAACCCGCGCGCTGGCGCAAAACAGTGTCCATGACGATCACCAAGCTCGACGGCACGCAGCAGCCCGTGTTGTTGCGCAAGCTGGAATACCTTGAAAACTACTGGCCGAACGCCACTCAAGTCTCTACGCCGTTGTTCTATGCCGACTCAGATTACCAACATTGGTACTTGGCTCCAACACCAGATCAAGCCTACAGCTTTGAAGTGCTCTACTACGAGCGCATCCAGCCGCTGAGTTCGGTCAACCAAACCAACTGGCTGACCCAGTACGCACCCAACGCCATGCTGTATGGCACTCTGTTGCAGGCCATGTTGTTTTTGAAGAACGACAATCGAGCCGTTTTCCAACAAAAATACACCGAAGCAATCAACGCGCTCAAAACCGAGGACGTTGCAAGAGTTGGTGATCGTCAGGCCGTGGCCGTGGACTCCTAATCATGACAACATACATCGACGCCTTCACAGGTTTAACCATCAACCCATCAACGGTGGGTTACGAGAATTTATCCATCAGCAGCAACACCGTGTTGCAATGGCCGATCAATGGCAACACCTCAAATGTTGCGGCCAACATCATTGAAGTCACGGCCACCACGACTGGCCTGAATTTGTTCATGCCGCCAGCCACGCAAGTATCAAGCGGCCAAAACGTCATTGTGCGCAACATTGGCTCCAACACCTTCACGGTGACGGACACCAGCGGCAACACCATCGCCAGCATTGCGTCTGGCTTGGCTGACTTCATCTACTTGACCGATAACACCACAACGAATGGTACGTGGGCGGTGGTGACGTTTGGTGCAGGCACATCGTCTGCCAATGCGGCCACGCTGGCTGGGTACGGCCTAACCGCCATCGGCGCGACGCTGAATCAGTCCTACACCGTCAACAACGTGACGGCTGGGTACACCTTCTTGGCGTCTGATCGCTCATCGTTTTATGTGTGGGGCGGCGGCGCTGGCACGCTGACCATGCCTACTTCGGCAAGCGTGGGCAACAACTGGTTTGTGATGATCCGCAACAACGGCACGGGCATCTTGAACTTGGTTCCCCAAGGCACAGACACCATTGATGGCAACCCAAGCGCTCAATTGCAGCCCACCGAGTCGCTGGTGATCGTCTCCAACGGCACGGGCTTCAACACCTTTGCCTATGGCCGCTCAAACACGTTTTTCTACACCCAGTTGCAAGTGACCGTGACGGGCGGCACAACCACGCTCACGTCTGCTCAGGCCTCAAATACGATTCAAGAGTATCTTGGCACGCTGACGTCCAACCAAATTGTGATCTTGCCCCAAACCGTCCAGTTGTACTCGCTGCAAAACAAAACGTCTGGCTCGTTCACATTGACGTTCAAGACGGCGGCATCGGGTGGCACAACCGTCACACTGCCACAAGGCCAAACGATCATTGCGATCTGCGATGGCACGAACGTCTACAACGCTCAAACCGCCGCAGCATCTTCGCTCACGTCTATAACTTTGGCAAACGGCTCCGCCGCCGCGCCATCGGTCAACTTCTCTGGCGACACATCGACTGGCGTCTACTTGGTTGCCAGCGGCCAGCTTGGTTTTGCTGTCAGCGGCGCAAACGGCATGACATTGAACGCCTCAACAGGCTTGACGGTGCAAAACCAAGTCACGGCTTTGGGCGGCATTCTTGGCGGGGGCTTCTAAATGACCGCAAAGGTTGCCGTACTCCAAGTCAAGCCGGGCATCCAACGTGATGGCACGAGATTCATGTCTGCCTCCTACGTAGACGGCCAGTGGGTGCGCTTCCAAAATGGTTTGCCTCGCAAGATTGGCGGCTACAACAGCATGTTCTTGAATGCCTCGGGCATCTCTCGCGGCATGATCATGCAGTCCAACAACGGCTCAAACTACGTCATTTCAGGCTACTCCAACGGCCTAGAGCAATGGGTGACGGCCAACTATGCTGGCGTGGGAACTGGTCCGCTGGAATACACCTTCTCCAGTGGGTTCACGGCCAATGCCAACAACTTGTGGCAGCTAGACATTGGCTACGACTCCACTGGCGGCGCAAACTTGAATTTGATTGCGCACCCCGGCCAGAACTTGGCGGACATCTCAAGCACGGTCAACACCCGCCCATTGTTTGGGCCATTGACTGGCACAACGCTTGCGCCCGTGGGCGTCTTCACGGCTTCGGCCACAATCTCCACTGGCACGGCCACCATGACGTTCCCAGCAACCAATTTGGGCGTGGGCGCGGGTGTGTCGGTGACTGGCACGGGCATCCCTGCAAACACCACGGTGCTGTCGGCCATCATCACGGGCGGCGTTTACACGGCGACTTTGAGCAATAACGCAACAGCATCAGGCACTTACACCTTCACCTTCGACAACAACATCAGTGTTTCGGGTGGTGTGGTGATGCTTTACCCGTACCTCTTTGTGTACGGCAACAATGGCCTGATTCAAAATTGTGCAGCAGGTGACTTCACCAACTGGACAAGCTCTGACGCCAACTCCAACAACGTCGCGGCCACCAAGGTGGTCAAAGGCCTGCCCGTGCGCGGCGGCACAACAGTGCCAAGCGGTTTGTTTTGGACGCTGGACTCGTTGATTCGCGTGAGCTACGCGCCGCAGACCGTGGGCAACCTGACTTATTACTGGCGCTATGATTTGGTGACGCAACAGTCGTCCATCATGTCGAGCCAGTGCGTCATTGAGTATGACGGCATCTACTACTGGGTCGGAACTGACCGCTTCTTGATGTACAACGGCGTGGTGCAAGAAGTCCCAAATAGTCAAAACCAAAACTGGTTCTTTGACAACTTGAACTATCAGCAACGCCAAAAGGTGTGGGCAAGCAAAGTGCCGCGCTGGGGCGAGATTTGGTTCTTCTACCCCCGTGGTGACGCCACCGAATGCACGGATGCCATCATCTACAACGTGCGCGAAAAAACTTGGTATGACGCAGGCCAATCACTTGGTGCGCAGCGCTCGGCTGGGGCATTCAGCGAAGTGTTCCGCTACCCCGTGTGGGGCGGCAACACCGCATCGGGATATGAGGCCACTGGCGCGACTGTTGTCAGCGGTGGTGCATCGTATGCCGTGGGCGACATCGTGACCGTCTTGGGCGGCTCTGGTGCACCTGCATCGCTCAAAGTCACCACCGTGTCTGGCAGTGCCGTCACGGGATTGACCGTGGTGGCCGCTGGCTCGTACAACCCAGCTCCATCTGGCACGTACACCACATCGGCGCGGTCGCCTTCAACTGGCACTGGCCTGACAGTGAGTTTGACCACCGCTCAGTTCTACACCTTGTGGCAGCACGAGATTGGCACAGACCAAATTTACACCGACCAAGTCACGGCCATCAACTCGTACTTTGAAACCCCTGCGCTTGGCGTGCTGGGTGGACTTGTGGGCGCGGTTCAACAGCCGGGCGACAACTTGTGGACGCGCTGCGAACGGATTGAACCTGATTTTGTCCAGTCTGGCACGATGAGCGTCACCGTGACTGGTAAGGGCTACGCCGACGACAGTGACATCACATCCAACCCGTACAACTTTGACCCCACCACGCTGAAGGTGGACATGCGCGAACAACGCCGCGAGATGCGTTTGCGCTTCACTTCCAATACCACTGGCGGCAATTATTTCATGGGCAAAGTGCTCTTGAGTCTTGACGTTGGTGACAGCCGCTCGACGGGCAATCCGTGATCACATACGACCCTCGCGGCATGACATGGGATCAGTATTGCAAGCTGATGGAAGAGCTATTTGCACCGCAGCAGCTTGGTCATGTGCCAGAGGAAGAGTGGCGCACATGGGTGGACGGCATGAACGGCATTGGGTATTTTGTGAATTCAGCAGTACCTGATCAAAGACAGTTTGCGACTTGGCAAGAATGGGCTGAGAGCATGGTAGGGATAATGAACTTGGAATACAAATGACACCTTCAGAAATCATCACAGCGGATGCGCAACAGCACGGGATTGATCCTCAAAAAGTGCTGGCGTTTGTGCACGACCACATTGTCAAAGGCCATGCCAATTTGACCCAAGCAAACAACACGCTTTTATTCATCATTCATTTGGGGCAAAGCGCCGCAGAGGTGCACCTTTACACCGTGGACAACTCGGTGACAGTCGCCAAATCAATCATTCACTTCATCAAGATTCTTAAACAGTCTCCAATCAAAGTTCTTTATGGCAAAGCCGACAACCCCGGCATTATTGTCATGATGCAAAAACTTGGCCTTGATGTTCAACACTCAAACATGCCCCAGTACAACTGGATGGCAACTCTGTGAGGTAAAACATGGGAGTCGTAAATTCAGTTCTAAACACGGTTTCAAATGTCGTGGGCGATGTTGGAAAGGTCATTGACAACACTGTCAGCAACGCCATTCACAACCCAATCCAAACCATTGCAGACATCGCCGCCGTGGCGACTGGCAATGCCGCTATGCTGCCCTACATCAATGGCGCAATTGGCGTGGCGCAAGGTCAAGACCCGACCAAGATCGCAGAAAACATGGCCGCTGGCTATTTGGCTGGGCAAGCAACATCTGGACTTAGCGGTGACATTGCGGACACCACGGGAAGCCAAACGCTTGGAACCATCGGCGCGAACGCTGCGAAAAGCGGTTTGTCTGCTGGCCTGACGGGTGGAAACATTGGCAACGCCATTGAGAACTCGGCGATCAACACCGCAGGCAACATGGGTGTGCAAGACATTACTGGCACGTCAAGTTTGCCCAAGCTGGACTTTTCCAGCGTTGTGAACCCTCAAACTGGTCAAACTCAGAGCGCGCCCACGCAGTTTGCAACGCCTTCGGCTGTGGCGTCTAACGCTACAAACCAAAACGGCATCGGCATTGCGCCGCTGACTTTGGGCAACCTTGACATGGGCAAGCTGCAACTCAACAACATCGGCCAACAAGGCTCAAGCCAATCCGCGCCCAAGTCATCAATCGCCTACCAAGCCGCCCAAGGCAACCTGCCAAGCGTGAACACGGCGTCTATCGTGCCAAGCAACACCGCCACGCTGAAAGACGGCGGACTGGCGCACCTTGCCAGCGGCGGAGCAATGTCGGGCTATGACGATTACACCCAGCTTTACAACACCATTGACCCCGTGGAAGACTTGATTGTCAATGGCCGCTTGGTCACGCCACAGCAAGCTGGTTTACTGGGTGCGCAACCCGTGGTCTATTCTGCTGACGGTGGCGAGATTGAAAGCAGAATTTCTTCTGGCGTGCCAAATGTGGGCGGTGCTTTTGACAAGCAGATTGCGCCCAACTTTGCGCACGTCTATCAGCCCCATACCTTGCATGTTGAAGGCCACCCAAGTTCGGAGGCGGCACGAAAACTGCCTCAACTGGCGGAAGGCCCATTGGGCGACCCTCACATGTTCGATGTGCACACGCGCCACCCATTTGATGCTCAGTTGGCGCACGCCAAGGGCGGGGCGCTGCACAAGCTGCATGAGGCCATTCCCGAAGGCCACAAGCCTGAATTTGTCACTGGCCTGACTGGCAACTATGCCAGCGGCGGCGGCACGGGGCAGTCCGATGACATTCCGGCCATGCTGCGCGACGGCGACTATGTGATTGACGCTGACGCCGTGGCCGCGCTGGGCGATGGCTCAAGCAAGGCTGGCTACCAATCCTTGATGCACTTCAAAAACCAATTCCCGCACCACGACCACCACGAAGGTGAGTTTGTGCCAGCACAGATCGCTGACGGCGAGGTGGTGCTTGACGCCCCGCTCGTCACGGCAATTGGCGGCGGCGACAACAAACGTGGGGCAAAAATGCTTGATGCCATGCGCGAAGAACTGCGCGCGCACAAAAGATCGGCTCCAGACACGAAGATACCCCCAAAAGCTAAGTCGCCTTTACAATACCTACAAGCTGCTCAATTGAGTAAAAAATTATGACATTTGAAGTTGGACATAAATCTGGCATGACTGGCAAGTCTCATACAGAAGAGACTCGTCAAAAAATGGCGGAATCAAAAGGCAAGGAAAATTATCTTGCTCGTCAACTTGGCTTGCGTTTTTACTTTACTGGTGTTCCGTGCAAAAATGGACATATTGCTCAACGCTATTCCTCAAGCGGAACTTGCACTGAATGCGTCAAAGAAAAAGCGCAAAAATGGCAAAAATCAAACAAACCAAAAATGTCTGCCAAGATCATGAAGCGTCACGCAATTAAACTTCAAAGAACGCCAAATTGGTTGAATGCGGGGCATTTTTTTGAAATTGAATGCGTTTACCAGTATTGTGGTGCATTGCGGTCAATTGGTCTTGATTACCACGTTGATCATATTGTCCCACTTCGTGGAAAAAATGTTTCTGGTTTTCATGTGCCTTGGAATTTGCAAGTTCTTACGGCTAAAGAAAACATAATCAAAGGCAATCATTATGTTCAATAAAACAAAGTCTCCGCTTGAATACCTCAAGATGGCGATGAAAGGTTAAACATGTCAAATTTGCTTACCAGCACCCAAACCACGGCAACCACCGCGCCGTCGTTCTACACCAACTATTTGCAGAACCAAGCAAATGCGGCAACGTCAGCGGCCAACACCGCAGCAGCCAACTACGTTGCCCCTACAGCGCTCCAAACGGGCGCGTGGCAAGAGGCTGGCAATGTGGCAGGGTCATACCAGCCACAACTGACAAACGCGGCCAATACGCTCAATAACGCCACCACGGCGACAAACCCACTTGCGGCCGCATCGCCTTACCTGAGTTCGGCCATGCAAGACCCCTCACAGGCGGCGCAGGGCTACGTCAGCCAGTACTTGATGCCAGCGGCTCAAAGTCTGTCCGACATCAACCAAAACAACATCAACACCAACTTGGCTCCCATGGCAAACGCAGGCGCTATTGGTTCCGGCCAATACGGTTCTCAGCGCAATGCTCAAGTGCTTGGGCAGACAGAGGCTTTGGCGAACCAACAGACCAACAGCCAGATTGCCAACATGCTCAACACGGGCTACCAGTCTGCGCTCCAAACCGCCGAACAACAAAATGCTCTGGCTGGGCAGGCTGGCGCGACCGCCGCGAACGCCGCTGGCACGGGTCAAAGCAACCTCATCAACGCTGGCACAGCGCAATCCAATGCTGGCGTGCAAAGCGAAAACGCAAGGCTGGCCGACATCAACGCGCAGGCCACTTTGGGTGCACAGCAACAAACGGCGCTGCAAAACCAATACCTATACCCATTGAGCGTGTACAACACCGCAGCAGGCGCACTGTCTGGCGCAAACATTCCAACCACCACCAACACCTCATTGACCGCCTCTCCGCTGTCTGGTGCTGCTGCACTTGGTGCTGGCGCAATGGCGATCCCATCAGTAAACAGTTTTGTAAGCAGTAGTCTTGGAAAATTGTTGGGTGGATCAAGTGGCCCATCTCAAGTGGCAACAGATACTGCAAACAATATAAACGGAAGTTACGACACTCAAGCAACCCAAGCTGCAACAGCACAAGGGTACACAGCCGATCCAAGTGG